ATCACCGCAATCATTTTGACGGAGAACCAGAAGGCGAACCGATACCTTTCGCGCTACGACCCGCTGGCAAGAGTGGATCGGATGCGGATGCTTTCGGAGATTAAGACGCGAAATCAAAAACAAACCTATATGTTCAAGGAGGAGAAGGATGCTAAAAGATTTGTGCGCGTATCCACGGGAAGACCGTTTGAAAGCTATCACCGAATTGGAAAAAGATGCGGGTTGGCCGGCGTATCCGCTCCATGTGAGAGTTCAGATGCTGCATTCGTATTTGAATAAAAAACGCGCTAAGCTTGAAACCACAACGCGCTTGGCCGAGGTTTTGGGCGTGCCGGTCGAAGATATTTCGGTTATCGCGCCGGATGACGAAGAGGAGGATGAATTATGAAAGTAGCGGTTGGTATTAAAACATTAGAAATGACATATGAAGAATGGAAGGCCGCCAGAATGAAGGGGATAGGCGGCTCGGACGCGGCAGCGGCGATCGGCGTGTCGAGGTGGAAGTCGCCGTTGCAATTGTACCTCGAGAAAAGCGGCGAGATTGAGCAACCGGAAGCGGGCGAGGCCGCTTATTGGGGGAATGTGTTGGAGGCCGTGGTTGCGGATGAGTTCACCAAGCGAACCGGTAAGAAGGTTCAGCGCGTGAACCGCATCCTGATCCACCCGGAACACCAACACATGATTGCGAACATCGATCGGCGGGTGGTAGGTGAGAACGCGATCCTTGAATGCAAGACAACAAGCGCGTGGAACAGCAAGGAATGGTGGGACGGGGAGATACCAGAGGAACACATCATACAAGTTACGCACTACCTCGCCGTCACGGGCGCCGAGAAGGCCTATGTTGCGGTACTGATCGGCGGGAACCGGTTCGAGTGGAAAGAGATCGAACGCGACGAAGAGCTGATCGAGATGATGATCGCGAAGGAATCGGAGTTCTGGCGCTGCGTAGAAACCCAAACCCCGCCGCCGATATCGGAGAGCAAAGCCGAGCTCCACGGCGATATTATGAATCGCCTCTACCCTAACGCGAACGCGGGCCAAAGCGTGGAGCTTCCACCGCAATACTCGGATATCATCGAACAACTTACCGACGTGAAAGCGCGCATCAAGGAGCTTGAGGTATCCCAAGATTACCTCGAGAACCAGATTAAAGATGCGATGAAAGATGCCGAACGCGCCAGCGTCGGGCGGTTTACTATCAAGTGGGCGAACGTAGCCTCAAAACGCTTCGATACGAAACTATTCGAAAAAACCAACCCGGATTTATATAGCCAGTACATAACAGAATCGCAATCACGGCGATTCACCGTGAAGGAGGAAACGGTATGACGGATGCAAAGATGAACGGGATTAAAGAGAGGATTATTCAAGCTCCGAAGCTCGACCCGCAGGTGGTAACAGCGGGAACCGGAAGCGCGGCGCCCGCAGCTATCAAGCCGGCGCAAAGCAGAGCGGTAAGCCCTTATCAGAATATCCAAGATTTATTCAAGCGGATGGCGCCTGAGATTGCGAAGGTTCTCCCACGACACATCAAGAGCGACCACCTATTACGGGTGGCGATGACCGAAATTAGGAAGAATCCCAAACTTTTGGAATGTTCCTCGCAATCGCTTCTTGGCGCGTTGATGCTATCCGCGCAGCTCGGCCTCGAACCCGGCATCCTCGGGCACGCGTATCTCATCCCGTACTACAACAACAAAACCAAATCGACGGAAGTGCAGTTCCAAATTGGGTATAAGGGATATATTGATTTAGTACGGCGTTCCGGCGAGCTCCAAACCCTCGACGTCCACGAGGTGTGTCGAGGCGATGCCTTCGAGTACGAATATGGACTTACGCCGAAGCTGATGCACCGCCCGGCGCTGGAGAACCGCGGCGCGGCTTATTGTTACTACGCGATCGCGAAGTTCAAAGACGGTGGTTTCTCATTCCTCGTGATGAGCGTGCAAGATATCGACAAGTACCGCAAACGTTCCAAGAGCCCCGACTACGGCCCCTGGGCGACCGATTACGACGCGATGGCAAAGAAGACCGTGATTAAGCAACTTGCGAAGTATCTCCCACTCTCCACGGAAATCCAACGCTCGATGACTCAAGATGAAACAACCAAAAAAGAATACGAAGATGTGTTCGCGGCCGCTGACGAAACCGATTGGGTTGATATCACGACTACACCAGCCGAACCGGAACCGGCGGTAACCGAATAGACAAACAACGCGCCTCTCGCCTATGAGGGGCGCTATCTATTATTAGGAGCTGGTGGCACTTATGCGGATAAAATTTGAATACCAGAATTAGGTGATAAAAATGACCTACATCGACCTTGTTAATCGGTTCTGGCAGATGGATTTGGAATTCCATTTCTCCCATCTTGAGGTGCATATGTACTTCAAGATACTCGATTTGTTTAACCGTTCGGGCTGGAGAAAGGTTCTATCCGTCCCAAACAGCCGGTTCGTCGCCGAGTTAGGGGCCACAGAGCCTTCCGTAATTCGTGCGCGGCAAAGGTTAGTTGATAGCGGGCTGCTCGCTTATTCTAAAGGGACTCAAAGAAAAGCTGGAAAATATATGCTCTTATACTATCAAAAAGAGGGTATAAAGGATAGTACAAACAACGAGGAACCGTTATACTATAAAAAGAGGGGTACAAACGATAGTATAAACGATAGTATAAACGATAGTATAAACGATAGTATAAACGATAGTATAAACGTTAGCTTATATAAGAATAGAACAGAAGAGATAAGAACAGAACAGACTTTTTCTTCTAATTCTTTAGATGAGAAAGATTCTAAAGAATTAGAAGAAAATATAACGTGCATCGAGCCGAAAAAACGCTCTTCTCCAAAACCGAAATCAAACCCGACGCCTTATCAGGATATCTACGAAATGTTCTTATCTATCTGCTCATCACTTCCCAAAATCCAGGAACCAAAAGATTGGGCGAAATCCCGGCGTGATTGTATTGCATCTCGCTGGAAGGAACATCCCGACATCGGGTTCTTTCACGACTTGTTTTATAAGGTTCAGGATTCCGATTTTCTTTCCGGGCGAGCAAACACGTTCAAAGCAGGCTTCGACTGGATATTTAAGCCCGCCAATCTTCAAAAAATCTTAGAAGGCAACTACGATAACCGCAATGCTAACGAACAAAGATTCGCAGGGCTCAAAGCGTTTTGGGAAGAAGCGCAAGCCGAGGAGGCGATAAAGAATGGCGTTAAGTAAGCAAGTGTTCACCGAGGCAATGATGCTGCTCGGAACCGTTTACGAAAAGCTCCGCGGCATTACGAGCAACAAAGAAGTGCTCAAAGCGTGGTACTCCGTGCTGAACGATATGACGGATGATGAACTCAAAGCCGCGGTGGATGATTATGTAAGAACGAGCAAATACGCCCCCGTACCCGCCGACCTGTGGGAACGCGTGAACGCGATGCGCGAACAGCAACACCCGGAGCTCAGCGCAGAGGAAGCGTGGGGTATCGTGTACCGCGATATCTCGCGATATGGTTACTACTCCGAGCCAACATACGATGATTGGAAGCTGGAAGCGGCGAAGAACTCCATCGGCTGGGGAACGCTATGCGACCTCACGGAGAACACGCTGATGCCGACCCGCGCGCACTTTATGCGGATATACGGCAGCTTCGCGCAACGGGAGAAGGCGGCAACTCAAACCAACAACCCGATGGCGATAGCGTTCGTGAACAATCTCGCGCGAGAGATCGCCGGGAAGGCCACAGCGCCGATAAAGGAGCTGGGAAAGGGATGATCATCGAAATCCCCGATCTCCCACCGAGCGTGAACCATTACTTCAAGCGCTCGCAAAACGGGCGGCTCTACCTCGATGCCGAAGCGCGCGCGTTTGTCGAGCTCGCTAAAATATGCGCCAAACAAGCGGCGAAGCGGGCGCGTTGGAAGATACTGCCGGCCGGGAACTTCTTCTATCTCGTAATTGGGTTCGAATTCAAAAACAAACGTTTTGCGGATCCAAATAATATGCTGAAGATTTTAATCGACGCCCTGGAAGGCATCGTGTTTGAAAACGACAAATGGTGCTGCCCGATGGTCGTGAGCGCGGCCATCACGGGCAGAAAGCATACAAAGCTCAATGTTATAACGGAATTCGGAGGGAGGAAAATCAATGAATAAAATCATCGTGAGCGGTTATCTCGGGCGAGACCCGGAAGTGAAGTATCTCCCAAGCGGGGACCCCGTCGCGAACTTCTCGCTCGGTGTAAGCCGCCCAAAAACCAAGAATAACGATAACCCCGGAACCGATTGGCTCCGTGTGGTCGCGTTCGGGAAGGTATGCGACACGATCTTCAAATGGGTGGAAGCCACCCCATCACCCTCGTTATAAATGGTGAAGCCTATTCCGCTACATTGAAAAGCCCGAATATCTATACGGGGTATGAGAAAACGATCCT